CTTATCCGGCATGAAGGTGCCATTGGTTATCCACTCACCTCCAGGGCCTTCGGGGACAAATCACGGCGCTGATCTGGAGGCGACCGCGCCACAGGGCGACGGGAGAACCTCGATCCAAGGCCTGGATGATGTGCTCATCAAGGTGCACAGCGGTCGTGTTCGGATGACTGCGATCAGATGCGACGGGGGCAACAATGAGCAAATCTCGATGCCGTTGGCTGAGCTGAACGACTTGACGTTCCGGCTCATCCCGGGCCACCCGGTTGCCCCGGTGGGATTATGGTCGCGATCGCGCGACATCCTGATGTGGAGATCGCCGCAGTTTTTGAGTGTAGATGTGATTGGTGAATGGCCGGCGCGAAACACAAAAACAGCCGCGGTTTCCACTGCGATCCTGCGCCATCTGCGGGAAATCATGAGCCTTGGGGCGCGGCTCACCAAACTAGAAGCACGGCAGCGGTGCCTGGCCGAGGTCCCCAAAGCCTACCCTGGAGCCTTTGAGAAGGCGTGGGCTGAATTGGAACCCTCTTGCAAGAGAGGGCGCGGCAAGCACGGTCCGAGAGGGCATTGATGGGTCGCGAAACCTCGTGATGAAACCTCCGGCTAGATTAAACATGTGCCACTGTTTCACCGGCCGCGACGGGCGCAAATCCACCGCCGATGCGATGCTGCATGGCATCGCCCCGTAAGGAGGTGAGGAATGTTGTCCACACAATCGGAGGTCGCAGGTGCGAGCCCGACACGTGCTTGGCCGGCCGACCAGGTCGAGCGCTGGCCGATCGAGCGGCTGTTACCCTATGCGAACAATGCCCGGCTCCATAGCGAGGCCGACCTCGACAAAATCGCCGCCTCCATCAGCAACTGGGGGTGGACAATGCCGGTGCTGGCCGACGAGGATGGCGTACTGATCGCAGGTCATTTACGTGTCGCCGCGGCGGCAAAGCTGAAGTTGACGTCCATCCCGGTGGTCGTCGCCCGCGGCTGGAGCGAGGAGGAGAAGACTGCCTATCGCCTGGCCGACAATGAATTGGCGGCGCGGGCGAGCTGGGATCCCGACCTGTTACGCGACGAACTCCGCAAGCTCGAGTTTGCCGGTTTCAATCTCGACCTGGTCGGCTTCCAGCCGGATCGGCTCGAAGACATACTGGCCGGTTTGGGTTCGAGCGGTCTGACCGATCCGGACAGCGTCCCGGAAATACCCGAACAACCGGTCACTCGGCTCGGCGACATATGGCTGTTGGGAGACCACCGGATCGGCTGCGGCGACAGCACGAGCGCGGCGGATGTCGCGCCAGTGCTGGCGGGATCGGGGCCTCATTTGATGGTCACCGATCCGCCTTATGGCGTCAGCTACGATCCGTCCTGGCGAGCGCGCCGCGGCCTCGGTGCCGGCAAGCTGGCGCAAGGCAAGGTGCTCAACGACGATCGCGTCGACTGGCGGGAGGCCTATGCGCTGTTCCCCGGGGATGTCGCCTATATTTGGCACGGGGCTCTGTACGGCGATGTCGCCGCCGCCGGCCTGGCGGCTTGCGGGCTGCAGCCGCGCGCTCAGATTGTCTGGGCCAAACAGCACTTCACCTTGGGCCGCGGCGATTATCATTGGAAGCACGAAACCTGCTGGTACGCCGTGCGCGAAGGCAAGATCAGCCACTGGCAAGGCGACCGCAGGCAGACGACGGTCTGGGAGATCGCCAACAACAATCCGTTCGGCAACCCGCAGCGCGAGCAGAGTTGGGGACATGGCACGCAGAAGCCGATCGAGTGCATGCGCCGTCCGATCGCCAACAACAGCCGGCCCGGCCAGGCGATCTATGACCCGTTTCTCGGTTCGGGCAGCAGTTTGATCGCGGCCGAAATGACCGGCCGCGTCTGCTACGGTGTCGAGCTCAATCCCGCCTATGTCGATGTCGTCGTGCGACGCTGGCAGGGCTTCACCGGGCGCGCCGCGATGCACCAAGCCTTTGGGCAATCGTTCGACGAGCGCGGCCAAAGGCAGGACCACGATCAATCAGGAGCCGCACATGGCGAGAAAAGCATTTGCGGTGAATGATGCCGTGCGCGAGAGGGTGCGGCACTTGGCCGGCATCGGTCTCCGTCAGGACGACATCGCCAAGATCATCGCCTGCTCGTCGAAGACGCTGCGCAAGCGGTGTCGTGATGACCTCGATCGCGGCGTGGCCGAGGCCAATGCAACGGTCTCCGGCTATTTGTTCGCCGCCGCGAAGGCAGGAAACGTCACGGCGCAGATCTTCTGGTTGAAGACGCGGGCGCATTGGCAGGAGAAGACGGCGCCCGATCACCCGGTTCCGGGCGTCAAACCGTTTCTCGTCGACGATGCGCGGCAGCGGCTGATCGACGAGGTCGACCGGCTTAGGGCGCGGAAAGAACAGAAGGGCGAATAGGTGACCGCCTCCTTGCTGCGCTGGCTCGAGAGGCTTTTGCGTGCCTTGATGCGTATGCTTACCGCCCCAGCGCCAGCCCAAAACGGCCTA